GAAGCCGCCCGCCGCCGCCGCAAGCGGCTTCACGCGCTGGGCGGCGAAGTCTACGGCGACGAGTGGAACACCAAACGCGCCGAGCTTGTGGCCGCCATCACCGGCGGGCGCACGCGCAGCAGCAGCGACCTGACCGAGGCTGAGTACAAGCGCATGATCGCGGGCATGGAAGCCAAGCGCGCGCAGTTGCAGCCCGCGGGCATCGCCAAGTAACACCCAGGGGGGCGGGCAACCGCCCCCACACCACACCCACAGGAGACACGACGTGACCACAAACACACCGGACTTGGACTACATTCTCAGCCGCTGCCCCGGCTGCCGCACCGACCAAAAACTGTACATCCACAACTCGACGGAGGGCTACTGGCTGGCCTGCCCGTCCTGTGAGTGGACGCAGACCGGATGCCACGCCGACGCCGACGCCGCAGTGCAGGCATACGATGACATCCCGCCAACAGGCGCGCCGCCGACGCCGGATTATTTGGACATGGCGCGCAGTCGGGCCAAATGGGACAGTTACAACGCGACGACCGCCTACGCCGCCGTTGCCCAGGCTGAAGCCGCACAGCGCATGGCCGCCGCCGCCGAACAGCAGGCCGCCGAGTTACGCATGGTGCGCGAGGTGCTGGAGACGTTGCTCGACGCGATGGCCGCGGAGGTGCAGCCGTGACGACCTGGACATACGGACGCATGTCTGAAATGGCCCTGCAGCCGGGGGCGTGGTGGTTTGCTGGCGTGGTGATTGTTGACGAAATCCAGCGAACGATCCCGCATAACGCGCCGGCTTTGCTTTTTGTTAATTTGGGCAAATGGGCAAACACGCGCATTGACGGAGATTGGTATCTGGAAATCGACCCGGCAAAGGCAGAGGCGGTGTGGCTCTGCGAATCTGATGGACAAGCAGAGGCGCGCGTTATCACCCACGCCCGCGGCCTGTGGACGCCGGACACCGGCACGCATCCCGGCACGCCGCCCGAATCCGCATGGCCCGACGCCCAGGGAAAGGTGAGCGCATGACCCCCTGCCCCCACCCGCCGTCCCGCCTCTACGCCTGGACAGTCCCCGCCGCCCAGGGCCCGCCCCTCCTCTGCGTCGGCTGCACAGCCTGCGGCGCCCTCCTTTCCGGCGCCGCCGCCCTCGACGGCAGCCCCGTCGGCCCCCAGTACACCATCAAACAATCTGCCAAACTGGAGACCCGCCCATGAATCACCAACAAATTTTCTGGCGGCTGATCATGATGAGCCTGGCCAGCCACCTGGCCTATAGCCAGGAAATGGAAGACGCACCGAACCTGATCAGCCCGCTCCGCAGCGATCAAACCCTGCGCAACCTGCTCGGCACCGCCCTCACCGGCGCCATCTGCTCCGGCAGCATCGGAGCCGTGCCCTGGGATGTGGTCCGCGCCGAAACCGCCGAGTTTGGCATCGACGCCGACACCATCCTGGCCACCATCAAGCGCAACATGACCAACAATCTCGACTAACCAAAGGCCTCCGCCATGCCCATCAACCGCACCGCCCAACAGCAAATCCTCGCCGCCGCCACCCGTGACGGCTCCCTCCCCGCCCTCTACTGGTATCCCGTCGACACCTCCGGCCGCCACGACCGCGCCGTCACCCTCGGCCACGCCGCCCCCGCCATCCCCGTCATCCCCGTCGCCCCCGACCCGGAGATCAGCCGCCACCACGCCCACCTCCTGATCTCCCTTCTCGAGCTCCCCGGCGCTGCCTTCGCCCTGGATCTCACCACCGCCGACCTCCTCAACCAAGTCGGCGTCCCCTGGTTCGTCTACGGCGACCACGACCACATCTGCCCCGGCTGCGCCGCCGTCGGCGACCACTGCATCTGCACCCCCCTGGCAGCCCCCCGGCAGACCCCCCCCTTCTGGAGCGGGAATCCCTAGCCCGCTCCAGGGTGTTGGCGGCGTTGCCCGCGGCCTACGCGCATGCCGATGGCCGCGGCTACATCGCCCGCAGCCACATCGTGCCGTGGAGCAAGCGCGGTGGGGCAAGCCGCCGCGACCGGGCGCATATGCTAGCGCTAGTCGCCGCCGCCGAACTGGCGCAGTATGACGCCGACGCGCGCCAGTGGCGGCTCAACACCGCTCGCTACCCCGACGCCGCAAGCGCAGCGCGGGGGGTGGGTGGGGCAGTGGGCCAGTGAGACACACCAGAGTAATCGCCGCCCCTCTCCCCCGCGCCGCAGTGGGGGAGGGGGGATACAACCGGAGGCCAACATGGAAACAGCCGTAGCGTACGAAACACCCGCCGCCGCCGCCGTGCGCCTGATCAGCGTCACCCCCGACGCCGAGGCGACGATGGCCTACGTCGCGCGGGTCAGCAACCCCGCCAACCAGGACAACCCCGAGTACGCCAAGCTGCTGGCGTACTGCATCCGCCACGGGCATTGGTCCGTGTTCGAGCACGCGCACATGACGCTGGAGGTGACGACGTCGCTCGCCGTCGCCACCCAACTCCTGCGCCACCGCAGCTTTACATTCCAGCAGCTCAGCCGCCGCTACAACGGCGACGCGCCGACGTTCGAGCGCGTGCAGTTGCGGCGGCAGGCGGAGAAAAACCGCCAAAGCAGCGCCGAGCCAATCACGGACGAACACCTTGACCAGCTCATCGAAAGCCATTTTGCCAGCGCGGCCTGGCTCTACGGCAAGCTGCTGGCCGCGGGCGTGGCGCGTGAGTGCGCCCGTTTCATCCTGCCCCAAGCCACCAGCACCACGCTCTACATGACCGGCAATTGCCGCAGTTGGATCCACTACCTGCAACAACGGTCGCAACCCGATACGCAACTTGAGCATCGCCAGGTTGCCCTGGCGGCCATGGTTGTGTTTGCAAAGAATTTCCCAGTGGTCACAAAAGCCCTCAACATTTTACAAGGAGTTTAGCGCATGCTGTATCGCGTGGAGATCAAACTAGAATCCGACCTGCTCGGCAGCGTCCCCCTCGACCGCGACGTCTACACCGACTACATCGCGTCAAAAATCCCCGTCGCCGTCGCCGAAATCAACGGTCACAATTTTGACGCCGACATCGCCGCCATCCCCGAAGAAAAGCGCGGCGTCACCGGCTTCTTCAAGCTGCCCGATGGCCGTCCCTACCTGGGCCGCCACGTCGTCAAGGGCTTCATGAAATCCGCCGTCGCCGCCATGCGCGCCGCGGAGAGCGCACCCGCCACCGGCCGCGCCAAAGCCGGGGCCAAACTCGATTTTTCGTCGAGCGCGCTCACGGCCTACGCCAGCAAGATCGACATGCTGGTCAGCGTGTGGCCGTTGCGAATCCCCCTGCTGCTGGCGGGTCCGCTGACGCAACTCAGCCGCCCGCTGCGTGCAATGACGATGCAGGGGCCGCGCGTGGCGTTGGCGTCGTCGGAGATGGCCCCGGCGGGTACGTCGTTGGTGTGCGAAGTAGGGGTCATGGGGGATAGCACCATCACGCCCGACATGGTGCGGGAGATTTTCGACTATGGCGTCATTCAGGGTCTTGGCCAGTGGCGCGGGTCGGGCATGTACGGTCAATTCACTGCGGAGGTGACGAAGGTCGCCAAGCCGCAGTTTACCCCTCGCGCGTCCTGGAAATTCTTCGGGGTGCGGGGCTAAGTCGCGTAGACGCGCAGTAATGGCATTGCATAGCACAGTCAAGGCGAGGCGAAGCCGAGGCAAAGCGGTGTGTGGGCAAGGCGGCGCTAGGTGCGGGCAAGGTACTGTTCGCTCAGTGTGGGCTAGGTATTGTACGGTCCTGTCGCGCAGGGGCGGAGCAAAGCACGGCGGGGGCGCGGCATGGTTGGGTGTAGTCGCGCGGCGGCAAAGCTGCGTGTCGCGAAGCAATGCCCTGGCTAGGCGAAGCGCTGCATGACACCGTCCGGGCATGGCAAGGCAAAGCCGAGCGGCGTCACGGCACAGTTACGCGAGGCGGTGTCGCGTCCTGGCAAGGCAAAGCCCTGTGCCGTAAGCAACGGCAGGATAATGCGGAGTAGCGTACTGCGGCGGTGTTGCGTAGCCTCGTGTGGTGACGTGGTGGCGTAGTGAAGCGTGGCGTTGCGGCGTCATGGCACAGCGCAGCGGCGTCATCCACAGTCAGGGTACAGCGCAGCGATGCGTGACGTAGCGGTGGCAGAGCAAAGCAAGGCAAAGCAGGGCGGCGGCATAGCGTTGCGTGGCTTTGCAGCAGCAGAGAAACGCAGGGCAGCGGCAGGGCAATAGCGAAGGGGGGCGACATGCGGGGGGCGAGTCGAATCGTGGTGGCCGGGGGGCAGGATGGCCTGTCCCCCGTCGTCAAGGCGGCACATGCTGAGTACGACAAGTTCGGCGGCCAGGTGGTGCTGGACAATGTAACCGTGCGGCTGTGGGATCATCGCCGCAACTGCCACGTCCTGTGCCGCGGCACGGTGATCAGCGTCGGCAAGCCCCCGCCCGTCAAGCCGGTGCGCCTGAAGAAGCGCGAAGCCGACGGCATCGTCCACCCCGACGCGCGGCGCATTCACCGCTACCTTCAGCGCGTCAACGCCGCCACGCCGACGGAGATTGCGCGCGGGTTGACGATCAGCGCGGGCCGGGTGCGCTCGTTGCTCAGCACCCACGCCGACCTGTTCGAGGCGCGGCGACAGTCCAGCAACCAGACGTGGTACGGCGCGCGGTGACGGCGGCTTTTGGGATATTCTCATCTAATTTTAATCTGGCTCTCATGAAATAACCGCAGCGGTGCGGTATAATGAGGACAGAGACGGGGACGCACCCCGAACGTAACGACAGGAGCCACGAACATGAACGAACTGAAGCAGTACATCCGTGACCACGCTCGCGACGTTGCTGACCTGGCGACGCTGCACACCATCGAAACCACTACTGACCCGCGCTACCGCCGGATACTGGAAAAGCAGCTCGAAGCGAAATACGAGGACGAATGGCAGACCGCCAAGATGAACGAGGCGTTTGGCGACTGGTAACCCCCCCCGCCCTGGGCACGGCGTGAAACTGCCCGCCTGACACCGCCTAACACTCAAGGAGCCACGCGCATGAGCACGCAGATTATCGTCACCAACAGCGCAAACATCACGGTCGGGGTTGACGGCCCCGACACCCTGGAAAACCTGGAGCAGTCTGTCGCCACCTGGGAACCGTCCTTTGATGTAGACGGCGAACCGCAAATGGCCGAAGTCTCAGTGGATTACAACGGCTGGGTGTGGGTGAGCATCCCGGAATCGTGGAGCGATGGGCAGCATAGCCCGGAATTGTCCGAGCGCGTCGGCTACGTGGTGGGCAGCGATGCCCAGGCCGAAGCCGAAGCCAACGAATAGCCCCCCTGCCCTGGGCACGGCGCAAAACTGCCCACTCGACGCCAACCACCTAGCACAAGGAGACAGCCATGAGCGCATTTGCAACCGCACGCACCCTGCCGCAATCAGGCAACCGCCTGACTCGCGGGCAGTACGGCAGCCCCGTCACCCAACTGACCGCGGTTAGTTGGGACGCCGAATCGAATAGCTGGCAGCCCGCCAGCGAAAATGACATTTCCCAGGGGTTCGCAGTGTGGGCCGCCTGGGATTCCGACTGGGGATGGATGGCCCCGTGGGATCCGGAACCGGAACGCAACCCCGCCGCAGTGGCCCTGGGCCGCCTGGGCGGAGCCGCCGCCACCGACGCTCAGCGGGCCGCCGCCCGCGAGAACGGCAAACGCGGCGGACGGCCCCGCCACACTGAGTAACCCCACGCCCCCGGCCCTACGCCGGGGGTTGTTCTTCCCCGCCTAACCTCCCTCCGCTCCCTCCCCCCCGTCGGGGGAGCGGGAGCCCCCTGGGCGCGGGAGGGGTTCTTCCCGCTCCAACACCATCCGCGCATACCCCAACGCCCCCCGCTGCATCAAAATCTGACCGTCCAACTCCGCCACCTGCGCCGCCCGCGCCTGCCGCTCCTGCACCAACCGCCCCAACTCCGCCTCCAACGCCGCCACATCCTGCGCCACCTGCTCCCGCATCATTCCCCCTCCGCCCCTTGTTGTGTGAATCGCATCGCCCGCCGCGCCTCGCGCACCCGCTCCCGTTCTGCATCCGCCGCCGCCGCCGCCGCCTGCTCCCCGGCGACCGCCTCCACATGACGCCCCAAATGCCGCACAAACCAGCGCAGCCGACGCCGCATCGCCCCCTCCACCGGCCCCCGATACGCCGCCACATACGCCTCCACCAGCGCAGTCGCCTCGGCATCGCCGATCTCGATCTCCGCCACCAGTGCGCCGATGCTAATGCTCAACTTCGCCATCGTCCTATTATCCTTTCTACGCCACGCTTGCCGTCACCGTTACTGCAGTGGAACTGGTTGCCAGAATCGTAATCGCGCGACGGTTTAGGTTATTCGCGTTGCCGTTGGCCACCGTGTAACGCACTCCGCGCACAATCGGCGTCGGCCCCGTCACCGTCACACTGCCGCCAATGCTACTCGTCGCGCGCACATTTGCGTCAATGATGCCGCTAGCCTCATTGCTCCCGCCCGTACGCCACATCACATGATCTGTCAGGTTCGCACGCGCGGCGCCGTCATTCTGCGCACCGATGGCCATCATGATCGTCATGTTGACTGACTGATTGGCATATGCATTGCCGAGGATGTCAATCGTCAGCGTCTGCGCAGGGCCAATGATTGCCGGAATAATCGAGAATTCCTGATACCCCGCCATCGTGCGCGCCGCCGGGATGTTCGTCCCATATTCCGCCCACAGCTCATGCCGCGCCACATCGCTGCTGTTCACCACCTCCAACACCGACGCGCTTGGCGACGTCGCCGCCTTAACCGTCAGCGCGTGCGCCGCCGCCCCGGGCGCCACCGCCACCGCCCCGCCGCCCAGCGTCTGCGCCGCCGTCCACGTCAACGCTACCCCCAAAAACGCATCCGCCCGCAGCTTCGTAATGCTCAACTTCTCGGTATGATTGCTCGTTTTGCTCACATTGCGCGCCACCAGCAAATCATCATTCGCGACCACATCACTAAACGTCGGTAAATCGTTGATCTCCGGCATATCGTCCCCTCTCCTCTCCCTACCCCGTAATCGCCGACCACACCGGCACCCAATACGCCGTCGTCCCAATATAAATCTTCACGAACCCCGCCGAATCCCGGTTCGTCGCCCCCTTCATTTTGACCGTCCCCGTCCCCGTGGAATTCGCCGCCGTGTTGGTCACATCCGTAAACCCCACCATGTTGGCCACTCCGCCCGTATCCCCATCCACCAACAAACTACATTTCGCCGTCACCCGGTTGGCCGTAAACTCAATCGCATTGTCCGGCCCGTCCACCTCCACCCGCGTCAACACCGACCCCGACGAATACGCCGACAACATCGCGCTCCCCGTATACGCCGACCACAACACATCAACCGCCTCCCCCTGAATTTTCGAAACCCCCAGCGGCCCCTCCTCCAGCGTCAACCGCGGACTCGCCCCGTCCGTATACACCACACCCGCCAGCGCCATCAGATCCAATTTCGTCGCATTCGCATCCACCAGCGGATCCAGCGCATACAACTGCGCCGTCGTCGCCTTTGTGCTCGTGTTATAAAACGACCGCAGCGCGCCCACCAAACTGTTCCCCGCCATCAGCGAATACTGCCGCGGCCGATCAATCGAACCCACCGCCGGCGTCACCGCCGACCCACTCACCGCCTGCACCTGCACCCCATCCGCATCCAGCACCACCTGCCCGCCCCCCGCCTTCAACCGCCCATCCGTCGCCCCCTCCCACTGCACCGCCCCCGACGCATACCCCGCCAACCGCCCCACCGTCCCATCCGTCCACAGCTTCAACCCCGTCGTCGGGCTGGCGAAGCTCCCGCTCCCCTGATAAATCCCCCCGCCCGTCCCCAGCGTCAACTGGCCCAGCGTCGCGCTAATCGCCGCCAGATTCGTGACGCTCAACCGGTCCGCCGCAATTGTACCCGCGGCGATCCTGTCGCCCGTGATCGTGTTGGCTGCAATCTGGCTCGCGGTGATCGTCCCCGCCGCAATCTGACTCGCCGTAATCGTGTTGGCTGCAATCTGGCTCGCGGTGATACTGCTCGTCGTAATCCTCCCCCCGCTGATCGTCGTCGTCCCCGCGTTCACATCCGCGGCGGCCCCGCCCGTCACCAGCGCGTTGCCCCCGGTCACAATGATCTGCCCGCGCAAATACACATTGTCCGCATACAGACCATAGCCCGACAGATTGCCGCCAAACGCCGCATCCGTAATCCCCGACAGCCGACCCAGCCGCGCCTTAATCCTCCCCGCCGTGTTCCAATCCCCGTGCCGCGCCACCCCATCGACAATATCAATAAACGGCGCGCCGCTGTCGTCCGCCGTCAGGTACACACTCCCCTGCCGCGTCGTGTTGCTCACGCTCCCCAGCCGCACCAAATCATCCCCCAGCGCCAGCGCGTCCCCCGTCACCAACGCCGCCGTATACTCCCACAGGCTCTGTACCGACCCCACCTCCAAATCCACCCGCCGCACCGACGCAAACCCGCCGTTGGAGGTCATCTCAAACCGCTGCGCCCGCAGCAAATCCCCCGGCAAAAACCCGTGATACAAATTCGTCGTCGACTCCGTCGCCCCCGCCCGCCGCGTCTGCACAGTGTAAATCGTCGCGCTAAACGTCGCCGTCTCCCCGCCAAACGTCAACGGCTCGCCGTTCGCCTCCCACACATCCGACTGCGTCACCGCCTCCGCCCGGCTGGAGCTCGACACAAACACGCTGCCGTTGGTCGCCCGAATCTGCTGAATCAGCAGCTCATACACGCGCATCCGCCCGCGCACCGTCAGGTTGTCAAACTCCGCGCTGGCCTTCCCCGCCTCCGTCACGCCATAATCCACCCGATACCCGCTGCCCGCAAACCCGCTCAAAAACGCCACGTTGCTCGCCAGCGTCACCAACTGCAAACTCCCCGTCGCGCTCGACGCCAGGATGGACTGCGCCGCGCCGGGGTTGCTGCTGGTCGCAACCGTGTGCAGATGGTCGGCCCGCGCCAAACTCGCGCTGCTCCCCGCCGCGTTGCTCGTCGCCACGTTCAGCGTCGACGCCGGCCCCGTCGTCACCGCGTGCGTATGACTGCCGCTGCGACTATTACTCGTCGCCGCCGTCAACGTGCCCGGCATCGTCAACGCCACCGCGTCCGCCACAATCTCGATCCCGTCGCCCGCCACCACATCAAACGTCCGGTTCGCGCCCAGGTCGCCCCCGCCGCTCAACCCCGCCCCCGCCGTCAACGTGCGCGAGGTCCGCACCACCGTGCTGTCCACCGCAAACGACCGGTTCGCCGCAATCGTCCCCCCGCCGCTCAACCCGTCGCCCGCCGTCAGCGTCACCGCGCTGTGGTCAACGTGGATGTTCGCCGTGCCCAGGTGCGAATCAATCGTCGCATGACTGTTCGACCCAATCCCCGACAAATCCCCATGGCCCAGCTGCGCCCACGCAAACGTCGTCGCCCCCGACGCGCGGATCACCTGCCCCGCCGTCAACCCGCTCGCCGTGTGCGTCCCCCCCACCAGCGCATGGTCCCGGTTGTGGTGGCCGTTCACGTCGGCCGCGTGCGCCGAAATATCCACCCCATCAATCGTCACCCCGCCCGCCACCGCCAAATGGCCCGTCAGGCCGCGGCTCCCATCCACCAGCAAAAACTGCGGCCCCTGGCTGTCCAACAGCGTCCCCGTATGCCACGCGCTGGCCAGCCCGTGCACCGACAACCCCGCGCCCGCGCCGCCGCTTCCCGCCCCCGCCGCCGCCCGCCGCAGCATCGGCTCCACATACCGCTGCAAATGCGGCCACAACTCCCGCGCCAAATCACTCGCCCGCATCCCCGGCCCCCTTGTCTAGCCTTACCCGTTGCGCACCCGCACCGCCCGCCACGGGTCAATCGCCCCCTCCGAGCGCAAAATCAGCCGATCCGCCACCGGGTCATACTCTGCTTCCTCGATGTACACCGCGTCAACCCCCTTCGTGCGCGTCGCCACCCCGTCCAACACCGGCAGCCCATCCACATTCACATGCCGTCCCACCACCAGCGCGCCCGGCTCCCACGGCGCGCCCGTCGGCTGATACAGCCGCCCATCCGCCCGCAGCGCAGGATTCGCCGGATTCGACGCCAACGCCAGCCGCACAAACGCCCAGCGGTTCGGCGTCACCCACGCCACCAACCGATTTCCCGCCGCCGTCCCCAAATCCATCAACTCCTCCACATACTGGCGCACCGTGCGCGGCGCATCCTGATAGCTCCGCACCTCCACGCCCGTCGCCACCCCCACCTCCACCCCGCTCAACTCCCCATTCACCCCCGCGCACGTCCCCAGCACCGCCGCCATCTGCGTCTCCGCCGCCACCATCCCCACCACCCGGAAACACAAATCTGCCGCGTAGCTCTGCCACGTCCCCCCCGCAAAAATCTTCATCGCCCCGCCGGAGAAGCCCTGTTCATCGTCCACCGTCAGCGCGTAGTGATTGACCAGGCTCGCCCCGCCGTTGCGCCGCACCACCAGCCAATACGTCGTCGCCGTCGCCAAATTCAACTCCGTCATTGGCGCGACTGGAACCAACGGAATCTCCACCCAACTCATCGCCGTCGGCACGCTCGTCCCCGGCAGCGTCGCCGTCGCCAACACCGTCCCCGGATTCCCCCCGCTGCTGGCGCAAATCTCCACCAGCAAATCATCCACCGGGTTGCCCGCCTTCGCCACGCGCACCGCCACCAACCCCGCCCGCCACGCCGACGCCACCGTGAACGACTGCGCGAAACGACTGACCCACGGCTGATCCCCCAGCGAGACCGTAATGGATGGCCCCGCCGCCGCCGTCACTTGCGTATTCTCAATCGTTTCAATATGGTCTTCCCCGGCAATCACCTCGAAAGACTGCACCGTAAACGTCCCGTTGTTCCCCGCGTTCGCCGCCCCGCTCACCCGGAACGTCACCCCCGGCTGCAGTGCCGTCAACGTCCCCGCCGGCGCATAAATATCATCCGCCGCCGCAAACCGCACCGCCGTCGAAACCGTCGCCGCATCCAACAGCAGCGCATCGCCGCCCGCCGTGTGTTCCACCAGCCCCGCCGTGTTGGTGAAATAGCTGTACTCCAGCAACTGCCAAATACCCCGGCAATGCAGCGTCGCCCGCACCTCCACATCCTTGCGCGTCTCCAGCCGCGGCCCCGGGTCGGCCAACCGCGCCAAAATGCGGTCGCGCACCTGCGTCGGCGTGTTGCCATACCCCTCCGGCAGCGCATACACCAACTCCCGCTTACCATACCGGCCAATGCTGTTGTCGTCCTGCGCCCACGCCGTCTGCGTCGCCCGCGTGCTCCCGTCTGCCAGCGTCTCGCTATACGTCACCATCACCCGATTGACCACGCTGTCCAGGCTCAGCGTCACCGCCACCCCGCCCAAACTCGCCTCAATCTCCGTCACCACCCCCCACCACACCACCGTGCCATTCTCATTGGCAATCTCCGCCCGATCCCCCACCCACGTCAGCAGGTGCGCCAAGTCCTCCACCGTCCCCGTCGCCCCAATCGTCGCCGTATCCATCCCCCCCACATCGCGCGCGCTCCACCGCTCCGGCACCAGCGTCACCCCCTGAGGCAGTACCGAATAGCCCCCCGCCGTCCAGCCGCCGCGCCGCTCCAACCGCGCCGAATATCGCCCCATCTCCGCCCCCTAGACCGTCAACCGCCGCGGCCGATAGCTCGCCTTCACCTGCCACACCGTCCCCGGCACCATCGCCCCCTGCGCCGCAATCATCAACCGCATCCGCTGCGTCACCCCCGGCCACACATGCAGCGGCTTATGCACCCCCCGATAAATGCTCAACCGCGTCCCGCTCTCCGTCACATACACCACGCCCTCCGGCCCGTCATCGGTCAGCACATCGCCATTCGGAATGTTCCACCCGCCCTGGTTCACCGTCTGAATCCGCCGATACAACCCCTCGCCACTCGCCATCAACTGCACCCAGTCCACAATCAGCGTGTCCCCGCCCGCCACCTGGCCATAGATCGCCAGGTACAGGTTGCCGTTAATCACCCCCGCGCCCCCCGGCGGAATCGGCAGCACCCCCAAATCCAGCGTCCCCGTCGCCCCGCGCAGCACCTGCTCGCCGCTCGCCAGCACCACCAGCGGCCCCGCGCCCGTCGTGTCAATCAGCAGCGCCGCCCGCAGCAGCGTCGCCGCCTTCACCGGCGGCGTCGAAGGAGCCATGATGATGCGCGCATACTGCCCGTTCAAGTCCGCAATCTGCCCCGCCGTCAACAGCCAACGGTGCGTCAGCGTCTCCGCGCTCGTCCCCCACGTCCCCGTTGCCCCGCCCACCGCCTCTTCCCCGCGCAGAATCGGGTCAACCGTCGTCGGGTCCATAAACACATAGTTGCTCAGATGCACTGTCGTCGCCGAACGCGCCAGCCCGCTGTTGTTCCTAATCTCCAACTTCAACGGGCTGGGCAGCGTCCCCCCCACCTGCGCCGCCGCCACATGGAACCAGTTGCGGTTTATACCGTTCAGGTCGTCAGCGTTGTAGACCGTCACCCAGTCCGTCGTCGGTGTTCCCGTCGGCCCACTGCTCAGCTCCAACGCCGTCAACGCCCCCTCCCAGAAATACCGCCGCGTCACAATCAGCGACGCCTCCACCCGATTGCGCCAAATCTGGTCAGGCAGCTGCGCCACCACCAGCCGCCCCGCCAACACCTCACTGCGCCAACTGCCCGCGTCCTGGTCAAACTGCACCGTCAACCACACCCGCTTGGCGTTCCACGTCAGCCGGTTTTGTCGCGCCACATCCAACAGCCGCTCAATGCCCTGGATGCTCGCCACCACCGCCGCCGCGTTCGCCCCCGTAATCAGCAGCGGGATCGTCTCCGTCACATTGCCCCACGTCGGCGCGCCGATGGTGTCCCCATCCCCCAGGTTCCGCAGCACCGTCTCATCCACCACCGGCGTCGCCATCTCATACCCCGGCGACAGCGACAGAATCGCCCCGCTGTTCAGCTGGATCGTCGTCGCCCCGTCCGTCAGCGTAATCTGCACCGCCATCGCCTACACCCCCCGCCGCTGAATCGCCTGCGCCACCCGCAACGCCAATTCATGCAAATCAATCTGGTCGCTCACCGTGGCGTGGATGGTGATGTTCACTCCGCCCATCCCTGCCGCCGCCACACCCGCCGCCGCTACCCCTGCCGGCCATGTAATGTTCGGCTGATTCGGGTCATACCCCAACCCGCCGCCCCCCGGCCCCGGCGTCCACGTCGGCCCGTCCTGTTGGCTGTTGCTCGCCTCAAACCAATCATCAATCTGCGAACTCACCGCGCTCGCCTGGTCAAACCACCCGCCCAGCCAACTCGGCATCGGGATGGACGGCCACTGCCATTCTGGTAGCGAGGGCCACTGCCATTCCGGCCACTCCCACGCCACCAACTCATCCAGCGCAGGCCACGCCCACGCCAGCAGCGCATCCACCGCGCCGCTAAAGCCATCCGTCACCAGCGTCATCGCCTCATCCCACGACAGCCCCGTCAGCCAGCCCCAAAACGCCCGCACCTTGCGCTCCATCTCATCCAGCGGTTCCGTCACATCCGCGCCCCAGTCGCCCAGCGTCGTCGCGATGGCGTCCTTCAGCCCACCCAGCATCAGGCCAATCAGCGAAATCCCCATCTCCAGCCCCGACCCCAACATCTCCAGCGCGCTCAGCCCCGTGTCCTTCAACGCCGTCCACGCCGCCGACCAGTCCCCGTCAATCACCGCCTTGATGGTCGCCGTCACGCCCTCCACAATCCCCGCCAGCCCGTTCAGCACGCCCGTAATCCCATCCACCGCCACCTGCACCATCTCCGGCAGCCGCCCCACCATCCCGCTGATTGCGTTCATGGCAAGCCCCACCGCCCCCACCATCACCACCCCCAGCACCCCGGCCCACATCACCGCCACCTCCAGCAGATTGCCCAGCGGCGACAACGCCTCCACCAACCGCCCCGCCGCCTCCGCCAACCCGCCAAACTCAATCCCCGCCATCCCCTCCGCCAAATCCCCAAACGTCTGCTGCATCCGCCCCGCCGCCGGGGCCAAAAACTCCGTCAACCGCCCCCACACCCCCGTCAACGCCTCGCTCGCCGTTTCCCACGCCCCGGCCAGCCCCGTCGCCGCCGTCGTCCCCGCCTCGCGCAGTGTCCCCCACGCCGCCGGCAGCCGCGCCGCCGCCCAATCCGCCCAACTCGCCAGCGTCGGCTGCACCGCCGCCCACACCTCCGCCGTCTTGCCCTGAATCCCCCCAAAATCGCTCGCCCACGCCGCCGCCAGCAGCCCCACCGCCGCCACCACCGCCCCCAGCGGCGACAACAGCGTCCCCAACGCCAGCGACAGCCCGCCCACCACCAACGCCAGCGGCCCCACCGCCGCCAACACCAACCCAAACGCCAACCCCGCCTGGATCACCGGCTGCGGCAGCGTCCCAAACCAGTCTACCAACTCCGCACCCTTGCGAATCCACTCCCCCAGCGTGTTCAGGAACGGCTTCGCCGCCCCGCTCAGGAACGACTCCACACTCCCGCTCAAGTCCTCAATCGCCCCATTCAACCCCTTCATCAGCGCGTCTGCCACCCGCGCCGCCGCCCCCTGCTCCGTCACCGCCCCGCGCATCTCCGCATATCCGGCGGCCCCCACATTCAGCAGCGGGATCATCGCCTTCATGCCGTCCGACATGAAGATCGTCGCCAACGCCTGGTTGCGCTGCACCGGCGTCAGCCCGCTCAAGGACTCGTTGAGGATGCCGATAATCTCCGCCGTCTCCTTGAACTGCCCCGTCGTCTCATCCACCAGGTGGCTCTGCCCAAAGCCCCCCAAAAACTCCTGGTACGCCTTCTGAAACTCCTTGTCCTCGCGGAACGACACCAGGACCGGAATCTGGTTCGCGCCGATGGTCTTGATCTCATCCTGAAAGCCCGCATACGCGGCAAACATCTCATCCAGGCTGCGCACCGTGCCATCCTCGAACGACGCCGCAATCCCCTGCGCCGCCAGGAAACTCATGGCCGCGGTCGTGTCCTGGGTCACAATCCCCAGTTCGCGCAGCATGTCCCGCGCCTCGCCCGTGGGGTTCATCAGCCGCATAAACGCGTTCTTGAGCGCCGTCCCCGCGTCGCTCCCCGTCAAGCCCTGGCTCGTCAAAATCGCCAGGCTCGCCGCCAAGTCCTCAATCGGTTGCCCCGCCGCCGCAAACGCAAAGCCCCCCTGTTGCAGCCCCTGCGCCAGGTCCACCATGTCCGCCGAACTAGCGTTGGCCGTCGCCGCCAACAGGTCGGCAATGCGCGTCGATTCGCTGGCCTCCAGCCCAAACGCGTTTAGCGCAGCCGCCGTATACTTCCCCGCCGTCGCCAGGTCCGTCTGCGCCGCCGCCGCCAGGTTGACCACTCCCGGCATGGATGCCATCACCTGCTCATAATCCATCCCCGCCTTTGCCAGTTCCAGCATCCCCTGGCCCACTTCGGTCGAACTAAACACCGAGTCCGCACCCCATTGCAGCGCAGCCTGTGTCATCTCCTCCATCTGCGTTGCCGTCGCGCCCAACACCTCACGCGTCACGTTCATGGACTGCTCCAAATCCGCCGCGCTGCGCAACGCCGTTCCGCCAACCATCGCCAGCGGCGCAGTCACCCCCAGGCTCAACACCCCGCCCATCGCCATCGCGCTTTGCCCAAAGCTCGTCAGCCGCTGGCTCACACTGTCCAGCCCCCGCTGCGCCCCCGTTGTATCCGCCCCCACCCGCACCAACAACTCCGCCGCCGTAATCGCCATAGTCTCCTCCTACACAAACGGCGTGGCCTACTGCTTGCCACGCCGCTGCTTCACCGCCGTCTCATTCGCCTGTCGCTGCGCCGTCGCCTCCGCCGCCTCCGCCGCCAACGCCCACTCCATCCACACCCGCGGTCGCGTCAGCAGCTCCCACGGCGGCACACCCACCCAGCGCGCCGCCTTGATCACCGAAAACCACGGCGGCACATCCCCCATCCGCCCGTCCGTCGCGGCAAAGCGGTCTAACGCCTGCCGCTCTTCACTTTTGGGCCGCTATCCTCCCGGATCGCCGCCTGGATGCACAGCAGCACGCTCGACGGCAGCAACCCCAACGTCTTAACCGTCACCGGCAGCGGCTTCTCATCGTCGCCCAGGATGTCCCAGTTCACCACCACCCGCGCCAACAGCCCGATGATCAACGTCACCCGGTCTTCCGCGTCCTCCGTGTTGCTGATCAGCAGCTCATCCTGGAGCGTCATCTCATGCGGCTTGTACACCACATTCACCACCGCCCCATCGCCCACATCCACGGCCAGGTTCCGCACCTTGACCGCCAAATCGCTCAGCTTCAGACCCATCGCCCATCGCCTCCCTTACAGTGCCGCCAGCTCATTGACCACCGTCACGCGCGTCGCATACCCCGCCGTCGCGTCGTGCTGCAACTCCAAACCCCACTCAATCGCAAAAATCCCGTCCTGGTCGCTGAACGGACTCACTTCCGTCACCTTCACCGCACAGTCCACCTGCACCGAGTACGTCGCCGGGCCGACGCCAATCTGCGCGCCCGTCGCCTGGATACGCATGAACTTCATCGCATTAGCGCGCATGGTCGTCAACAGCCCCATCCCCTCCGCGTCCGCCTCCAGCATCAGCTTGGCCGAACCCGTGGGTTCCACTTCCACATGCGCGGGCCAATCGCTCGCCCCGTTCAGCACCCACACCGGCGCAAACCGATTTTCCAGCGTCCACTCCGCGCTCACCACACGCGACAACGCCGCCGCCGCGCCCAGCCCCGCCATCGTGTCCGCCAACTTCACAATCACCTGCGGCCGCGTCACCGGCGCCAGCGCAACCTCCGTCGCGCCCCCCGTCAGCGTAAACCCATCCTGGAGAGCCTTGCCGATCATGCTCCCCGACACCTCAGCCCCGTCATTGTTGAAGCTCAGCGTCAGCCCCGTCACCAGCCCATAGGCGAAGCGGTGCGCTCGCTCCGCGCTCCCCTGTTCCACCGTGAACGTCTTCGGCGTGTCCGCCCCGTCCGAGTCCACATTGAACGTCCAAATCTTCGCCGCCGTCGGGCTGCCGTTCACCGGCGTCGCCGTCCCCATCAGGCTGGACAGCAGGTACACAATCTCCGTGTACGTCAGCGGCCCGCGGATGCTCGCCTCCGTCCACTCTTTCGTCAGGGCCGCCACCGTGCCAAACTTGTAGCCCGTGGGCCGATAGCGTTTGATCTCCGCCTGCACCCCCGGCTCAATCTGCAAGCCGGTCAGCTTCTTGGTGGCCGTCACCGCCGTCCCCGGCGTGCTTTCCACCCCCACCTGCACCACCTGAAAAATACTCGCTCGCTCCGGCATCGTCCCTCTCCCCTGCGCTATCGCGCCTGAATCTCATACACCCCGCCCAAATGCCGAAACTCCCGCCCGCCCAACTGCGGCGGCGTCTCCGCCATCTGAAACGGCCTCACCCGCACACACGACCACACCGTCCCCGCCCCGTTGCTCCCGCTCTTGCCGTGCAGCAGCGCATCAATCCTGCCCGCGATGCTCTTCAGCGTCCCCTCATACGACGGCGGCACCGGCTCCGCAATCCCCCGCACCACATACGTCAACCGGCTCCACACCCGCACCGCCCCCACCACCATCACATCGCCGCTGGCCTGAAGCTGGAACACCACGCACGGCATCGCCCCGTCCGCAGGCCGCCGCGTGTTATACACCCGCGCCCCCACCAGCCCGGTCAGCGTCGCGTCGCCGGTCAGCGTCGCATACAGCCACGTCTCCGCCGCGCTCGTCTCCATTACAGCCGCCGCTCCAAATCCTGCAACGCCCGCACAAAGCCGGGCCGCGCTTCCTCCGCCGCCGGGGTGAAGAAGGGCCGGGCCGCCGTGCTAGCCATCCCGTACTCCAACCGCGCCGCATATTCCATGTGCGTATACACCACCGCCCCGCCCCCGTCCGGCTCCGCCGTAATGCTGTTGACCAGCGCCGTCGTGTCAATCGCAGGCATCTCGCCCGGCGCGCTGGCCTGGTGGTCGCCATGCCACAGCCCCGTTTTCGGCTCTGCCATGCCCGTTTTCACGCGCGTCTCAATGGCCTCCGCCGTCTCCAGGCAAATCTGGCGCACCTCCCCCGGCAGCTTGCGCGCCAGTTCCGGCAACCGATTGAACGTCAACCGCACCACCGTCGTCGCCATCCCCTAGCTCCGCTCCACACACACCAGCACGCGCGCCGTCTCAAACGAGCGCGGCCCGTAGATCGCCATCACATCCAGCGTCCTGCCGCCGATGGTCAACCAGTCCGCCGCCCGCACATCCGTCCCCTGGGGAACCGTCACCCGCCACACCTGGCGGCTCACCACCCCCGCCGCGGCCACCATCTCCGTGTCCGCCACATTCGCCGGGGCCACCCGGCACGCCACCGTCGCCACCGTCGTCGGGCTGCCCGCCGTCGCACCCCCGGCCCCGTCACTCACAAACGTCGGCAGCCGCTTGATCACCGCCGACTGGTCAAACGTCGCCGCCTGCGCCGCCCGCAGCGCGGTCAACTCCGCGCTACTCAGCATCGTCGTCCTCGGCGCGGCTCGTCTGCGCCACGGCATACGCCCGCGCCATGTCCTCACCCGCAATGGCGGCAATCAGCACCGACGCAATCACCGTGATGGCCGTCGCCAGGGCCGGGTCAATCTCCCCATAGCCCAGGGCCACGCTCACCTGCGAAATGATGGCCAGCACCGCAACCCAAAACTTGCGCGAACGCAACAGATACAAAATCGCCATGTCATCCCCCCAAAGCATCCGAAAAAACTCGTGCCAACTGCGCCAGTCCCGTCAAGCCGATCACGGACAACATCCCCGTGATCACACGCATGTACACCGTCAAATCGCGCCGCCATGACAGCAGCGTCGCCAAGTCTTCGCGCAACGCCTCAATCTCGCCGCCCAGATCGTGTAGCTGCGAAGCGAGGCCGGTAATGTGGAGCGTGGTATTGCCTAGCACTGCATTTTCCAAATCCCCAACGCGCTGCTCGATGCGCGTCAGACGTGCGTCCATATCCGCCGCCGGAACCATAACCGTTATCCCACCAATCGCTCATACGCCGCCTTGTACTTAGCGGCTGCCGCGTCCACGTTGCCCGGGCCGTTGTAGATGCGCGCAATGCTGCGCCAATCCCGCGCCTGCACCGCCGCCACCAGCGCGCTATCGCCCAACACGAAGTTGACGAAGCCCAACGCCTGCACCGCCGCGCTGCGCTCAAACGCCCGCCGCATAGCCTCCGCCGACGGGTAGCCAATGCGCGCATGGTTGAACCCCATGATTTGCGGCGCACCCATACTGATACTGCGCGTCGCCGCCTCCGGGCTGAGTGCGCGGGCAAAATCGTAGGCCGCCCACTCATCGCGCTGGTTGCCCGTGTGCAGCGTGCGCCACCCCTCCGACTCATGCGCCCGCCACTCCTGCCCCTCCCACGGGCGCGTCCCGTGGCGAAAATATTTGCCCCACAGCGCGTCGTTGCCTAGCTGTGTTTTGAAAATGTGCGCCTCGAACCGGATGAGCAGGTCGCCGTCCGGCCCGTGGCTGCGTCCGCCGCTTTCCACCGCCATGATCGCCTCACCGACCAGCGGCGGGATAGGGCTGATTGACAAGTGGATGGTCTTGTCGCTCAACAGCCCGTCCCCCACGGACAGCTTGGGCGGCTCCGGCTCGGGCGGCGTGACGACGATGGGAACGTGCGCCGTGTAACGTCGCTCAGGCCGCACGTCGCGGATAGCCAGCAGCGCACCGTGCGCGGCGTGCGTGTCAAAACTCTGCCACTGCTCGCTGTGATGGTCGGTCATGTACAGACAGACGCCCTCGACCCGGCTGTCGCAGCCGCGCACATACTCATGCACCTGCGCCGCGTACTGCTCGGCATTCATGAACCGCCCCCACCCCGCGTCGTCTCTGTCACTGTGCCGGTTAAAAATGTAGCCGTTGGCCCCGGCCTCCCCGATCAGGATCGGCACGTCCATCGGCACGTCCCGATGCCGCCACGCCAAGTTGCCCGCGTCGTGCCGCCGCTTGCCTTCCTTGTCCGTCCACACGCACGTCGGCCCTTCGGGCTGCCAATATTCGTGGATGATGAGGATGTGCCCGCCGTCGCGAATGGCCCGCTCCAGCTTGGCGAACTTGGCCCACCCGTGCGGGCTTTCGCTTGGCTTGGCAAACGTGCCGACGCTCGCCACACCCACGCCAAACCGCATGTTGAGTTCCGGCCCGCGGCGCATGGCCTCCTCGGTGTACGCCACCAGCGCGTCCATGTGCGCCGGGTCAGGCTCGTTGACCAGACCGTAGTGCCACTTGGAGATGTCGTACCCCTGCCCGTTGCGGTGCAGTTCGTCAATCAGCCGCGCGCGCAGGTCGTGCCACATGAGGCGATGTTTGTTGGCTGCGCCGATGGGGTCGGCGTACATCTCGCTCTTGCGGTCGCCGTTGTGGTCGTCAATGTCCCACGAGCGCAACATGATTTTGGCCCGCGGCGCGACGCGCTGTGCGTGGAAGATGGCCGCCGCCGTCGGCTGGTGGATGCGAATCCACGCCGGTTGCAGCCGTGCGAAGTAGGCCGTGTCGCTGTTGGGGTCCTGGTCGTTGTACCGGGTATGGTGTGGCGACCAATACACGCTGATAATGCTGTCCGTCATTCGCTCCCCACTCCCTCCGTCACCAGCCGCACCGTCGCCACCCCCCGCCGCGCCGCAAAAAAGCGCGCCTGCTTCAGCGCGTGGCTGTGCGCCTGCTCCCGGTGAAACGTCGCCCCGTCCGCCGTGAACCCGAAATTGGCGGCCAACGCCGCCGCCTTCTCCGCCCACACCTCCGCCGCCGCCGCGTTCAAGTCATACGCGTTGGCCGCCCAGCCTTCCTCATCCGGGAACAGACCGGCGGCATCGGCCACAGGGTAACGCTCGATGATGTCCTCCAACGTCGCATCGCTGTACGTCGCCGTCGTCGGCTCCGCCACCATGCGCCGCAGTCGTGCCACATCCCCTGCCGATGCCGCCATGTCTATCTCCCCACCGCGCTAGGCGCGGATGTACTCGATGTACAGCTTGCCCACCATGCCCGCAGTCGTCGCCGAGGCCGTCGCCGTGACAAACTCCGACGCCCCCCACACCAACCGCGCCTTGCCGTTCGTCCCCGCGTCGTTGATGTTGTCGGCGATCTTCGCCGCCCCGTTCACCGCAATCCCGTCCAACAGCGTGTCGCTGCTGGTCGTCCCGTTGGCCGCCACGCCGATGTCCAGCGTCGCCGCGCCCGTGCTGGGCGCAGTCGTCCGCAGGATCGCCCGCGTGATAATCAGGTCAACCCCCTCCGGGTTCGCCTGACTCACCACCCCGCCCGCCGTGGTGGTCGTCGCCGCCACCAGGTCAATCACATACGCGCCCTTCTGCTCGCTCATCTCAGTCTCCCTTACGGCACCAACGCCGCGAACGCACAGCGGGTCGTGCTGTTGCTGTTGACCCGGTTAATCGGATTCGGCAGCGCAAAACCCAGGCGCATGACCGCACGCAGCGCCACCATGTCCTGCTGCGCCAAGTTGTACAGGATGTTGCCGCCGCTGTCCTGGATCACCGCCTCGGTCAGCAACTTGAACGTCATGTCCTGGCGCATGGCATACACCAGCTGATCCCACTGCCCGGTAAAGAGCAGCACACTAGAACTCATGCTGCCGTCAGTCGGAAAGTAGATCGGCTGGCCGTCCAGCAAAAACTGCCCCGACTCCTGCATCGAGTTGGTGAACATCGGCGCGCCCAAATTCGAGACACCCGTCCCGTTGTACACCTTCTCGCGCAGCCCGCGCAGCTTGCCGCGCATGGACAGATGCGCCACATGGCCGGTCGCCATGTACCCATCTTCCTCAATCAGCGCAATCACCCCGGCGTCGCCCAACAGCACGTCGTACACGTCTTGCCCTGCCGCCACCTGCGTAGACAAATCCACCACATGCGAAGCCGCGGTACAGCGCGCCAACAGCCCCGCCGCGCCCAGGTTAGCCGTCCACGTCGCCGGAATGTTCGTGCCGAACAGCACCGCCTGCGTCACTGCCAAACTAAACGCCGTTACCAACTGCTCCTGCACCTGCTCCCAAATCGGGTAATCCGCATCGTCCAACACCGCCTCAGAGATCGGCACAATCACCGCCAATTCTTCGGCATCAATGTACTTGTTCGTCCAATTCGCCTCGGTCGTCTGCTTGAGGCCGGTGTCCCCGCTCACAAAGTACGCGCTCGCCAGCGCGCTCGGCACAGGCAGACGCACCTGCGCCCGGCTCATGCGCGGCAGTTCCCGCGCCAACTGCATCAGCGGATTCGTCCCCGCTACACTGGTCAAAATCGCGTCCGACACCTGTTCAGGAATCAGCGCGCTCGCGTCACTGCGCGAGATAATGTTGTTGTACGGCATCCCCTACACCCCTATCCTCTCCCGGCTGCTCGCCGGATAAACGCATCCATACTCTTGGCTGCCCCGCCCGGCGCGCTAGCTGCCCCACTCCCCGCGTTGGTAGCCGGGGGCCGCGCCGCCGCAAACAAATCCGGGTACTGCCCCTTGACCTGCTCCACCGTCAGACCGTCGCTCTGCGCCGCCAACCACGCCAGCTTCAGGTTTCGGCATCCCGCCGCCGTCGCCGCCTCGTAGAAATCGGCCCGCCGCTGCTCGGTCTCCACCCGTCCCTGCATCTCCGCCAACTGCTTGGCAAGCTCCGACCCGGCCTCTGCCTTGCTGCTCAGTTCCTTGAGCTGCTTCGCCATCGCCTTCGCCGTCGCCCGCTCCTGCTGCAACGCCGAGCGCAGCCCCGTCGTGTGCGAGTCAATCAGCCCGCGCACCGTCTCATCCTGCCCGGCCAGCCACCCGTCAAAATCGGGCATCCCGCCCGCCGCCGCCTGCGTCTCGCCCGCGGCCTGTGTCGCTTCGTCCGCCATCCCGGCCTCCGTCATCCCCTGCAATGTCGCCATGCCTCCAGTGTGACGCGCCCGCCTTGCCCCCCCGCCAAAACTGGCAACAAAAAAAGCCGCCCCGCGGCGGCTATTAGCATCTTCGTTTTGTCAATCCCCCCAATGGGGTATATCAGGGGGTATATCGTCTACCCCCTATCTACCCCCTACCCCGCCAAATCGCGCAGCGTGCGCTCCTGCCACGCCCCGCCCCACGTCGGGTCATCCACCAACACCGGAATCTCGCGCAAATCAAACACCCCCCGCTGCCACGCCAGATACCGCCCCCGGCCCAACATCGCCCGCTGCGTCGCCCCATCCTGTCGCGCGAACCACTGTTCCCCCGTCTCCCACGCCGCCGGGGATACCCGGCTCTCGCGACTGGGGACTTGCGTGCAACGGCCCAGGACATGCTCCTGAAACGCCACGTCCATCGGGAACCACTGCCCGTCCATCATCAGGCACGCCATACAGGTTCTGGGGCTGTGAGACGCCACGCGCCGATACCCCGGCACGCCCGCTGCCCGGTACTGTTGCTGCGTCACATCCCGGTACACCCGCGCCGTCTCCGTGCGCGCAATCGTAATCAGCCGCGTCAGGTTGCGGTCTTGCGCCTGGCGCATGGCCTGCGCCGTCCGCACCGGGTTCCAACCCAACGCCGTCCCCCGCACCAACGCCTCTCCCACCGCCCCCGCATTGCGCCCCCACGCCTCGCGCAGCAGCCGACCCAGCGGCGTCCCCGCGCCCGTGTTGCCGACCATCCCCGCCACCGCCTCAAACGCCAGCCGGTCAAACTGCGCCGCCACCCCGCCGGCCAACGCCGACGCCGCCTCCTGGCTGTGCATCAACCCCAAGCGCACCATCGCCGCCTGCCCCGTCTCGATCTCGCTCACCACCCCCGGCAGCAGCTCCCGCTGTCGCGCGTCAATCTGCCCCAGCAACGCCTGATAGCGCGCCAGCCGTGACACATGCCACATCGTCACAGGTCGCCCCGCCCCCTGCAACATTGCCACCTCTGCCGCCACCGCCTCAAACTCCGACGCCAGCGCACGCGTCGCATCCGCCCACGCCCGCGCCATGCCCAGGGCCACCGTGCGGTCTTGCTGGTCAAGCAGCATCCGATGGCGGCGGATGAGTTCAATCACTTCGGCCATCATCCCCCCCTTCCACCACAATACGCGTCTCTGCCGCCACCAACCACCCCGCCACGCTCAGCAGCCGCAGCGCCAACCACAACCGCAGCCGCAGCGCCCAAATCCCCCGCACATCCACCGTCACCGCCGCCACCCTGTTCTCCCGCCACACCCGCACCGCACTCACCCGAAAATAGCTATGCTCCATCGCCTACGCCTCCCCGTCCGCGTCCGCTTCCCCGGCATCATCCCCGGCCCGCGCCGCCGCCCGGTTCGCATTGCTCTCCGCCGCCGCCATGTACGCCGACGCCAGCGACGCCTGCCGCTGTTCCTGCGCCGCCTGGTCTTCCTCCAGCGCGGCCAACTCCGCATCGCTCCAGCCCTGCCGCCGCAACGCCGTCACCAGCGGCATCCCCGCCTCGACCAGCGTCTTCACAGTCGCCGCGTCGTCCTCCGGCGTCGAAGTCCCCGCCGCGCCCCACACCACGTCGATGTCCGTGGCATCCACCTCGCCGCCGCCCGTCATGCGCAGCAGCCAGCGCAGCACCGCCCGCCACGCCGGTTCCCAGCGCGCCATGTACCGCTCCGCCTTTTTCACCAGCGGAGCCTCCAGCGCGCGCAAAGCGGCCCCGCTCGGCACATCCCCGCTGGCTTGCAGCAGCGCGCGCGGAATCCCCGCCACCGTCGCAATCGTGTTCGCGCTGCGTTCAATTGCCGCCAGATAATTGCCCAGGTCGGTCGCGCTGAACTCGCCCACCGTCGTCGGCTGCTCGCCGTCCATTCCCGCAGGCAAGCTCCAAATCTCATTCGGCGCATTGCGGAACCGCTGATTCCCCGCCATCTGCGAAATGATGTACCGCTGGCGAAACGCCCCAAACTCCGCCGCAATCATCATGTCCGCCAACACCTTGTTGAGCTGCGCCTGCAACGGAATGATGTTGACCAACTCCGACACCACCGCCCGCTGCTCGCGCCGGATGTGGAACACGGGAATCTCCCCCCACGGGTTCGCCTCCACCGGCGCAGCGGGCAGCGGCTGGAACGCCGCTGCGTGCATCACCTCGGCGCGCCGCGTGTTCGCCACATAGTGTTCCAAGCGGTCGGGGTAGTAGAGCGTCAACCGCGCCCGCAGCTGGTTCGTCCCCACCAACTCGTCCCACCATTTTGCCGCCATGCGCGCCACCCGCGGCCGCGCCGGGTCATAGAACATGTGGCACAGGCGGCTGTCGTTGTAATACGCCTCCGGCGTGCCATCCTCAGCCACCCCGCAGACAACAAACGCCTCCCCCGTCACCAGCGCGCACAAATGCGCGTCCACACTGTCCAAGTCCAGCCCGCTGTCACGCCACAACGCCAACAGCGCATCGCCCCGTCGCCCATCCTCCCCCACGGCGAAGCCCGCGATGGCAATGCGATCCAACACCGCATCCACCACCACATTGCACCAGTTCTCATTGAACGCTGCGTCGATCTCCCCAAAAATCTCGCGCAGCTTGCTCGCGTTGTACACAATCGGATGCGCGCCGTTGTAGTACGACCACAGCAGATCGTACTGCTCCTGCTTGCCCCGCAGATACGCATACGCCAGTTCCACGTCCGTCGCCCTGGCGGTCGTATACCCTGCCAGCAGCGCGCTTCCCGTCGCCGTCACAATCGCCATGCCGCCCTCCCCTATCCCTGATAACTGAACCCCGCCCGCGGCTGAGGCCGTGCCAATTTCGCAAACGCGCCGCTGAGCGCATCCACCTGGTCGTCGTGTTTGCCCTGGGGAAACACGGTCAACTCATCCAAAAACGCCCCGTTCCACGCCCCCCGCACCAGCTTGACGTTGCGCGCCTCGCACTGCGCGGCCAGCGGCATGGCCCGCGTCGCCTTGTCCCCCGTCACCCGCTCAGCGCGCACCGTAAAGCCTGCCAGCGCGCGGATAGTCGCCTGCGCGCTCTCCTTGCCGCCGCTGCCCGGTTCCTGCTCCACCCACACCGGCACGCCGGTTCCGTCCATTTCCGCCGTCTGGCGGATCACCCGTTCCCGTTGCAGCGCGCTCCACTGCCCCCGCGCCACATCGCAAACGTAGTACATTCCGTCGCCGTCCACCGCCAACAGTACGCCCGCGGTGTAGTCGCCGTCGCCCTCCGTCCCCGCCTTGTCCCAATAGCGCACCCGGCGCGCCGTGGCCGGGGCCGCCTGCACCACGTCAAACCACTCGCGGCGAAACATGCCGCCCTCCGCGGGCATGGGCCGCTGCTGATAGAGCGACGCAAACGACGCGCTGCCCAGCACCGTGCGGATGCGCGCCAGGTCGCCCACGTCGAAGCGGTCAGGCCACAACGCCGCCCCCGGCTCCCGGCCCAGCGCGTCGCCGTCCTCGGCCAACGCGGGCAGGTTGACGACCTCCCAATTGCCCGCGTCCTCGCTCTCCAGGATACGCCCCGCCAGGTCGTCGGCGTGCCAGCGGGTCATGATCAGAATCACGGCCCCGCCCGGCTCCAAGCGCGTGTACAGGTCGTCGCGATACCAGTTCCACACCCGGTCGCGGTACGCCGCGCTGTTGGCCTCCTCGCGCGACTTCACTGGGTCGTCGACGACCACTAGCGACGCGCCCTGGCCCGTAACCCCACCGCCCACGCCCACGGCGCGAAAGACACCGCCCGCGCGCGTCATCCACTGCGCGGTCGCCTTGCGCTCGTCGTCTAGCTCCAACACGTCGCGGGCGATGCGCCGGGAGGCGCGGCTGAACGTTTCGGCCAACGTCTGGTTGTACGCGCCGACGATCACCGACATGCGCGGGTTACGCGCCAACCGCCACACCGGGTAGCGCACCGTGGCAAGCTGCGACTTACCGTGGCGGGGGGGGAGGAACAGCATCAGCCGCCGCAACTCGCCGCGCTCCATCGCCTCTAGCCGCTGTCGGATGTACGCCAGGTGCGGCACGTCCCACGCCATGTCCGGCGACACGCCGCGCAGCCAATCGCCAAACGAAGCCCGCGCCCGCTCGCGCCGCCGCAACTCAAGCAGCGCGGCGGCCTTAGCCTTCAATGATGCGCTTAAGTTCGTCGTCGGATAGCTGGCTAACATTTAGGTTCCCGCTATGTTCCGTGCGCGTCGGCGCGTCCAGCCCAAGCAGCTTGGCGCGTCGCTCCATGACGCGCAGCGCACGGTCAATCGCGCCGTGGTTGCCCGCGCTCACGTCCCGCCACAACGCGCGCAACATCACGTCTAGCCGTTCCACCTCCAGCGCGCGCACGTCGTCAGCCGGTTCTTGCAACGTCAATTTGAGCGCAGCCGCTACGTCACGGTGAGCCTGTGTTACGCTGCACCCCAGCGTTTCCCCGATGCGCCGGTAATCGTAGCCCGCTTTGCGTAGCTCAAGAGCCTTGAGCTTGCGATCATGCGATTTTACGGCGCGTGTCTGCGATCTCATAGTTACACCTCAGAGCGGGCTGCCGGAGTTGTAATCTGCTCCAGTGTTGGCGTCTTTCCCGTCGCCGTCGCCCACCGCTCCAACGCCACCGCCACATACCCCGGCGCAATCTCCACCGCCCGACACCGCCGCCCCAACGCCTCGCACGCCAACAACGTCGTCCCGCTGCCGGAGAATGGATCGAAAACATCGCCAGCCGTGCAATTCGCTATCAACAAACAAATCCAGTCGATAGGTTTGCTGTGATTGTGTTCCGATTTTGCGTGCAATTGCGTGATAGGATGTGAAAATACATCAGACAGATGCTTGCCCCGTGGATCAGGAATGAACGTATATTCGCCCCTCGTATTCCAAACCGTTCGCTGTTCTCCGCTGTCGCCATAATGCCAGCCGTCAAAATTGTATTTCTCGATGTTGCCGTACCAGCAACAATGCTTTGATCGGCGCAACGGGCGATTTGGCGTATACCAAGATGAAATACAATCCCACGCAAATAACCAAGTTGGCGATCCGTACCGATCAACAACTTTGCCAACAGTAGCGCCATCGCAAAATGCCAACACGGAGTCATAACCGATAATAGCCGCTGGCATCGCGTCCCATTCCGGATCAAATATCAATGTATTTGCCTTCTCCCCCCCCATCAATCGCGCCACCACCGCCCCATCCGTGCAGTCCCCGCAGATCAACCGATGCGCCCCCAACTCCCACAACTGCCCCGGCTCTACTCCCCACTTTTGACGCAATTCCTCGGCGCGGTCAACTTGCGGCTCAACGTCCCCCACCGCCTTGTTGTCTGTCTTGTACAGCCCCGCATCCTCGGCCAACGCTGCCAACATCTCCTGCACAGCCGCCTCGCCACTGTTGACGCTAGACAGCAGCGCGTCCAGGGCCGCGGCGTCGGCGTCCGCCATCGCTGCCAGCGGGTCGTGGGTGGCAAGGATGTAGTCCGCCTCCGCGTCGTCAACGTCTAGCACCAACACGGGCCACTTTTGCGGCGCGGCGTCCCGGCGCAGATGGCCGTCAATGACGGTGAGCTTGCCGCCGTTGCGCTCGCTGCGATAGGCCAGGATTGCCCCGGCAATGCCCACGTCGGACAGCACGCCACGCAGCGCGTCGACTTGCGCCTTGCCGTGGTTGCGCCAGTTGCCCGGATGCGGCTCTAGGCTCTGCGCGTCGTGGTATTCCAAGCCGATGATACGATCTCGGTAGTTAACTGTTTTCATACCTCCACCCTACCCCCTTTGCCTTGCCGCCCCGCCAAACCTACCACGGCAAATCCTGTGCGCTGACCTCGCCGATACCCCACACCAGCCGATTGTGCGGCCCCGACACGCAGCGCAGCGGCACATGCTCGCTGGCCGCCAGACGGTCAAGCATCCCCCACGCCCCGTTCTCCGTCAGCCCCGTTAGCTCCGCCACCTGGCGCGTCGTGAACCAGCGCCCCAGGGCCATGAGGTAAACCACGCGGGCCACCCGCAGCGTCACCGTGTCAGGTGCGTCGTCTGTTGCCGCCACCGTCACCCCCGTCGCCACAATCACGCGCCCGCGTTGCGCAGCAGCGCGTCAATGTCGGCGTCATCCCACAGCCACAGCCACGCCGCCCGCGTCATGTCGTCCCCGTCCACATGGTACGCCGCACGCTGCTCGCTCACGCCTGCACCCCCTGTCGCCGCAGTTCCTCGCGCACAGCCTCCCGCACGTCGGCGCGCGCCGACACATACACCGTGCGCCCGTGGCTCAGCGCGTCCACGATCTCATCCAGCTTGGTCAACGTCACCATCGTCATCGGATGGTAGCGGCCTTCGTGCAGTTGGTTGTCCATCACGATCCACTCGTATGCGGGACTCGCGCCCCCGCCGATTGCCATGCTAGTCGTCCCACCTTTCAATCATCTCCGTCACTGTCACGCCGGTACATTCCTCGCCCGACCATTTGCCTTGACTGGCATACACCGCCATGCGGACGCCACACCAAAACACTACCTCCCGCGGCATGTGCCACGCCAACCACTGCGCCAGCCGCACCCGCCATTCGGGCTTGTATTCCACGCGCTTGCCCATGTCACGCCTCCTGTGTCGGTTCGGGTTCGTCAAAGCCGGGGCGCGTCTGGTATGCGTTCCACAGCCACGCCTGTAACGCCTTGCGCGAAACGTCATCAAGCGTGCCCGCCATCGCCATTTCGACACAAGCCAGCACATAGCCATCCACTAGCACCGGCCAACGATTTTCGCCAAAGCCGGAAGCCTGTATCTCCTCCAGCATGGCAATAAACGCGGCCAAGTGCAGCCGCATGGCGCGCAAGTCGGTTTCGGCCTCATCTCGCGCTATCACGGCCTTCCAGTATTCGCTTTCTGGTGATTCACCCATGCTCACAGCCTCCAGTCTTGCGCCACTCGCGCCAACATTGCCGGGATGTCCTCCACCCGCGCCAGGATGTACACCGGCGCATCCTGCCATTCGCTGTGCCACCGCTGTTCGTCCGGCGTGAGCCTTTGCTTTGACGCCGCCTTGCCGCCGTCCTTGACTTCCACCAAAATCAGCAGCCCGCGATAGCACACCAGCAAGTCGGGCACGCCGCGCCCGATGGTATGCAGGTGCTGCACCTTGCAGCCCGCCTGCCGCAGCGCGCCGACGATGGCGGCCTGGTTCGCGTCCACCCGCGCCACTCTCACGCGTCCCCCCCATCTTTCGGCCATTCGCCCGTCAGCAACCATCGCCACAGGGCGGCAATTTGCCCCGGCATCCCTGTGAAATAACCGTCGTCCATTTGGCTAAACTTGAATCCCCACACCCGCATCCACGCCACATGCAGCACGCCAACCAGGAAACACAGTTCCCGCTCCCCATATCGGATGCTCATCTCCACGTTGCCGTCACCGTCCGTCGAAAAATGCGGTTCGTGCCACTCCAAGCCAGCCCAGGCAATCGATCTTTGCAGGCGGTGGGCAAAGTTTGCCGCGCGGTCGGCTGCCACAGGGTCAACGCCGTCAATGCCCATCGCCTCGCGGTACTTTTCCACGCTTGCGCTCATGGCGTCGATCTTGGCCTTCCACTCTTCAATGCTCACGCGTCGCCCCCTTCCAGACGAAACAGCGTGCGCCGCCCGATGCAATGCGGCGAGAACCATAGCCGCTCCTTGTGCCGGTTGGCCTCGTTTATGCCGCCGATCGCCTTGCTGCTGCCATACGCCTTGTTCGCCGAGTAGCCAACCATGCGCCAGGTTGACGGCATGTGCGCGGCATGCTCATCTTCGTAGCCCGCCAACACAATGCGGTAGCGGGGATTGTCCCCGTTGGCAATGGCCCACTCCCTCACCGCGTGCGCCACGTCTAGGTCGTCTACGGCATACAAGTCGGCGGTGCGCCCCGCCGCGTTGCTGTACGGCGGGTCAAGAAACACCCCAACGCTGTCGCCGTAATTCAGCGCGCCGCCGGTGACGACGCGGCTCCAGTCGCCGCACACCACGCGCACGTTGCGGAGGCGAGCCGCAAGTTCGCGCATGTAGGTGTAGAGCGCGCCCTGCCCCGCGTCGCCCAGGTGCGGTAGCTTCCGGTTGACGCCACGCCCCGCGTCGCCCAGGTGCGGTAGCTTCCGGTTGACGCCACGCCCCGCGTCGCCGTCAACCGGAAGCGACGCGATGGTTTCGTAAGTGTGCGGTCCTGTGCCGCTGCACCAGCCGGAGCCGATCCACGCGCAAATGCCCCACACCCACCAGCCCGCAATCTTGGCGTCGTACCAGTCGGGGTCGGCCTCCATGCCCGCCTGCATCCGCCGCTTGCCCTCATTGACCAGCCACAGGTGACGCGCAAACAGGTCGGTCTCGTTAACGGGCCAGTCGGCATAATGCACCACCTGGTCGGGGTCATGCGCGAGCGCGCGCCAAAAATTCGCAATGTACTGGTCGGCGTCGTTGACCGTCTCGGTCGTGCCCTTATGCCACGTCGGGCGGTCAAGCAGTACGGCAAGGCTGCCCGCAAACGGTTCGACGTAGTGGTCCACGTCGCCCAACGCCTCCCACACCTGCGGCGCGACTTTGCGTTTGCCACCGAACCACGGGAATGGAGCCTTCACGCGTTCCCCTCCTTATTTCCCACGCGCACCCAATCGGCATTGCGCCACACCTTCACCGTCACGCCGCCCGACAGCCGCACCACCGCCGGGTGGTTGCGCTCGTTGGCCACGCCGAGGTAGACGCCCTGGGCATAGCCGCGCTGGTACTGCACCGTCACTATGTCGCCGGGGTGGACGTCGGCGCTCTCCGCGTCGGTCAGGACGCGGGCGAGGTATGGATTCATGCGCTGTGTCCTTTCTGTGTTACACTGTGCTTGGGGGCGTGGGGGGCCGGGTGTCCGTGTGGCAGAGTGCCCCGCCGCGGGTAGCTGCGCCGCAGACCGCACGGAAATACGTTAATGTCCCCGCCCCACGCCCAGCCACACCGCCCACTTGCGATCTTCCTCCGTGACTGGCCCCACCGCAGCCGGGGCCGAGGGCGCGCTCACCGCCGCCACCACCCCCACCCACGGACGCAGCGCGTCCCCGTACATCGCCACCAAATCCGCAATCAGCGGCGAGACCGTCTCACCGACGGGGACAATCGCCCCAGAGCCGTCAAACTCAAGCCGGATGCCCCAACGTACCAGCGAAGTCGCAAAATTCGCAGCGCGGGCGTCCGCCGCCTCCCAGCACGCGACCAAAGCGTCGTAGCTATAACTCGCCTTTGGCAGCGCGGCCAATAGCTTGTCGCCCTGGGCCGCCGCCACCACCCAGCGTTTGGTCTGCGGTCGCCACTCCCCGCCGACGCTTTTCAGCCGCGCCACAATCTCCGGGTGATAGGGCGCGTCCACGATGAGCGCGCCGTCCTGCAGCGTGATCTCCGTCGGTTTCATGGCGTGCGTCCTCGGTCAATTCCGAATCGGGCAGACCTGGCCGCCTTCATGCCTGCCACTACGCGCGGGCCGTCATAAACACGATTCCCCGTTTCGTGGATGTGCTGGCAGTGCGCAAAGCCCTCAAACCATCCACTGAAGCCCGCCCCAAAAAACGCCTTTCCGCACTCACCACATTCGGCCCACACTCCCAGGTCGGCCAGACTTGTGCCGCGCCCTTCGTAAAGATAGCTTGCGTATACCCCCCTGATTCCAGGGTAGCCGCGTAACATCGCAATGGGATGGCGATAGCCAAACGTCTCGACCTTAGCGATGTCGGATTGCTCGACAACCTCAGGCTTGATTTCCACCCAAAGCCCCATCTTTGGCAGGTGAAAGTCCGGCAAATACCACCCAAGTTCACCGAGGTCGTACCCCTCTGGTTCGTACTGCCACTCGCCCCCCAGCGCGTCAAAGAACACGGCCCAGCGCGCCTCAAGGCGAGAACGAAATTTGTAACCCTTGTAAGCTGTCTCAATCGGCTTGATGTTCATTAGTTCAGCTCCGTCCGTTGCATGGCAATATCGCGCACGGTGAAAAACTTGCCCTCGATAAACTGCTGAAAGTCGCCCGTCCTGCCGATGTTGGACTTATCCACGCGCACCTTTGCCACCGGCGAATATTCGCCCGCGCTGGCAACGTGCCGCCCGTCCTTGTCGCGCAGACCGTCCGGCCCCACGATGTCACGCGTCAGGATGATGACAAGCTGCGCCTTCTGCGACTTCTGCCCGCTGCCCTGAATGGCCTGCCGCGTCTGTGTGCCCCCGGTCTGCATGGTCTTGTTGCCCTGGGTCGCCGTAAACACCGGCACGCGGTTTTTTTCGGCGAACACTTTGAGCTGCTCCATGTCATTGGCCTGCCGCTCCCATGCGTTTGTGCCGTAGATGCTGGCCTGCGCGCGGCTGGGCTGCACCTTGTCCAGGTAGTCGAACACCACGGCCTGACACGTCCCCTCGGCAACACGCGTCTCCAACTCGCGCACGATGGCCGTCATGCTCTCCCCAGCGGCGTGGTAGTAGTGCAGCGTCCCGGCCCACGCCTCCATGCGCTCGTTGGCCTCGGCAATGCGCGCCCGGTCGTCGTCGGTGTACGTCGCGTCTTGGATGGCGGCAATCGGCACGCGAGCCGCCCGCGTCGTGCGCCGGTCGAGCTTGTACTCCAAGCTGTCCTCCAGATGGACGTAGATAACGTTCCACCCGCCCCGCGCCCAGTGTTCGGCAATCTGCTCCAAGTAGGTCGTCTTGCCGATACCGTCGGGTGCGGCCAGGATGCCGACAAAGCCCGGTTGCAGCGGACGGATAAACTCATTCCAGCTACGCCACGGCCAGTCAAACCGCGACACAACACCCTCGGCGCGCTGCTGTTCGCGGTGGCGCAGGATGTCGGCGTGCGCCGCCAAAGTGTCCCAGCCGTAGACAAACTTGGAGACGGCGGTCTTTGGCTGCAACGCCTGCCACCGTTCCTGCGCCGCCGTGAACAGGTCTTCCGGGTCGGGGCGCGTTTGGAGTTCCTCTACCAACCAGTGCGCAAACTCCCCGGCCCCGCGCAGCCACGCCAAGCGTTTGATGCTGTTGGCAAACGACGACGCGCGACGGATGTCCCCGGCGTCAAGGCCGTTGACGTACTCGTCGTCAATCAGCACCTTGAGCTTGCGGTCGCGGATGACGGCGCGGCACTCGGCGACGATGGCGGCGGTGTCAACGGTGTCAACGCCAAGTAGCAGGTTTTGGATAGCCTGAAACACCACCTGGTGACGGGTGTCGTGGAAGTCGTTCCACACCAGCCGCTGCGCCAGGTCAACGGCCAGGCTGATGTCGGCGCGCATGGCGGCCAGGACGGTCGTCTCGGCGGCGTGGTTGGTTAGGCCGAGTAGGTACGCAACAGTCGTCTCGCTCATTGCAGGTTCTCCAGGGAAAATGACAAGTCGGGGCCGGGTGTGGGTACTGTGACGGGGGTCGGTGGGCCGTCGCGCTCTAGACGTTCCAGGATGCGGCCCAGATAACGCCAGTTGCGCGCGTTGGCCTTCAGTGATTCCTGAAGCGCGTGCTGCCATGTGCTCTGCGGCACGCGCGCTTTCCATTCGTCGATTTGTGCGGCGACGTAGGGCGAAGGAACCACCATGCCCCAAATGGTTTCGTAGTCGGCGATCCACGGGTCGCGCGGCTCTGGGGCTTTTGGCTCAGTGGCAGCAGCAGGCGCAGTTTCCGCCGGCGGCGCGGGTGGGGCCGGAACGGGTGAAGACGCTACTACTGCTGTACGGTTCTTAACGGATCGGGTGACATGGGTGTCACCTTTTAGCGTCATGGATGTCACCTTTTCTTCGGAATCGGTGACATGGGTGTCACCTTTTACGGCCTCGGCATTGTCGGAATCGGTGACATGGGTGTCACCTTTTAGGCGGTAGATGGATGCGTGACTGCGGCCCGCGCCGCGCTCCACAACCAACTCGCCAAGTTCCTCCAACTGCGTCAATAGCCGTTGGCATTGCCGTTCCGACACGGTGATGTAGTCGGCAAGGGTTGCGACGCTGGGCCAACACACGCCCTCATCGTTGGCGTAGTCCGCCAGGGCAAAGAGCAGGAATTTTGCGCTGCCTTTGGCCCGCGAGTGTTTTCGGACGTGTGTTAACCAGCGTGTACTCATCGTGTCCCCTTCTGCACCAACAGCGCCATGGGGTCAACGCCCCGGTCAGCCTGCACCGTGCGCTCCATGCCCGCGATCAGCAGGTCAACGTCAAGCCAGGGCAGCCCGTCGCCGCGCTCGATATCCTCAAACGTCACGGGCCGGTCCACCAGTGGGAAGCCGCAGTCATCACACTGCCAGGTGACGTGCCACCCGGCGTCGCCCATGGGCCGATACATGGCCTGCACCATCGTCGCGTGCCTGTGTTTGCATCTCATCCCGCCGCCTCCTCCCGATCCGGGATGCCCGGCTTGTACACCGTCACGATGGCGTCATCCTGCACTACCACCATGACGCGCTTGCGCGGCAGGTAGTGGTAGCGCACGCCGTTGCGTTTGACGACGGGCGTTTCGTCCAATGCCAGGGAAACATGCAGCGGGGAGATACGCCGCTGGCGCATACGCTGCTGCGCGTGCTGCGTGAGCCGGTAGAGCATGTCAGCCTCCCAGCGCGGCGACGGCGACGGCGGGCACGATCACCAGCCACAGCAGCAGCGCGACGGCGGCGAAGCACAGCATGGCAACGTTGTCGTGGGTCATTGCGTCATCCCCCAGGCCAGCCCCAACGCTGCGCCGATAGTCATGCAGGCAATGCTGTACACCATGAGCGCGATATAGGCCGCCCAGCCGTTTATCGGCACGAAATATCGCACTGTTAGGTTTACGAGTATTAGCGCGAGAGTTGCCGCGATCCATATGCTGGTCATCACGGCTGCACCTCCCAGGGGTCTACCAGCAACTTGCGCCATGTGCCGATCATCTCACCCGCGAAGTAGCCGCCATCGGCGTGGTTGGGTTCGGCAAACAACTCCAAGTCGCCGCCGTCGGTGTATTCCGCGTAATAGAGTTTCACGAACCAATGCACGTTGAGTTCGTCGGGCGTGTCCCCCTCGAACGCCCATTGCCCTTCGGCGTCCGCCTGCGCCATCGGTGGCCCCCACGCGGCAGGCGCAGGCGGCGGCGCGTCCACTAGGTGGCAGAGGCGCAGGTAGGCAGGCAATGACACCGTGACGACTGGCTCCCCTTCTTCGCGCACGGTCATCTTGGGGCCGTTCACCTCCACGGTACATTCGTCGTCGTTTGTGCCAAGACTGCCGTATACCACCGGCATCCACTGTTTACCGTCCATCGTTCACCTCCACTTCCGTCTCCACCCGCCCCGTGCCGTTGCACCGGGCGCACTTGCGCCACCCCTTGTCCCAATGCCGCCCCGTCCCCCAACAGTCGGGGCAGGTGCGGCGAATTTTGCGCTTGCTCATGGCTAGTCCGCCTTCAGTTCGCGGGTCTCGAAGAACCCGGCTAGGGTAGGATAGTCAGCCATCGCCCGGCGGCTGAATCTACTTGTGAAATCGTTGGGCAGCTTGTAGGATTCCGCGCCCATCGTCGTAAAGCCCATGTAGCGCATGACCTCGAAGATGCCCTTAGCCGACCTGCGCATCTTCCGCGCCGACGCCCAGGGGCTGCAAAAAGCCGTGCGGCGCATATCGGCGCGGTCGGGTGTCCCCTTCACCGCGCACGACTTGCGCCGCACGTTTAGCAACTACTGGATACGCAACGCGACCGGCCCCAACCCGGCTTTGGTCAAAGACCTGCTTGACATGCAGTTGGGGCACAGCCGCCGCACGATCACGGACATCCACTACCTGAGCTACGACGTAGACGACGTGTTGGCCGCCTACGTCAGTCCGCTGGACGCGGTTGACTGTGCGAGCATCAACATGTTTCGGAGTGTCTAACGTCTGTTTTGTCCGATTCCTGCGGAGACTAGCACTAACTGTCATAGTTCCACTTTCATATGCGCTCGTAGCTCAGTTGGATAGAGCACCGATTTGCGGGGTCGGGGGTCGCAGGTTCAAGTCCTGCCGAGCGTGCCAAACACAAAGCGCGGCTATGCCGCCTATGTGACAACTACATCACCGGCCCGTCGTCAAACAGTCACGGTGATGTAGTTCCGCTAAACGCTCTGCCTTCGGGTGGGGCGTTTTGCTTTTCAGCGCGCCCCGACCCGGCCCAGCTTACGCTGCAACCCCTTCAGGTTCTTCGGTCGGTCGGGGCGCATCGTGTGTGTGGGCAGATACCCCGCCCAACTCCGGGATCAGGTCGGACGGTTTGCAGCGCAGCACCTGGCACAATGCCTCCAGTGTAGTGCTACGCCACGCCGTGTCCGTTTCTTCGTCTACCGCTTGGTAGATCGTGCTGAAGGCCAAGCGGATGCCCTCGGACGCCGCCAACTCGGACAGCCCCTTGTAGCTCACCACGCCCCGCCGCGCCATGAGCGCGTCTAGCCTTGCCTTGTCGATTTTGAGCTTCATACGTTCCTCCGTTTCGTAACGTGATTACAGAATATCACAATTCGCCGGGGGTGTCAATGGGCTAAACGTAGCTCTGCTCCGCGAGTTCAACGCTCACGTCAATTAGGCTGGCGTGGTGGACGGCGGCGCGCAGTTCCTTGATCGGCACGGCGACAGACAACGTTTCATAGCCATTGTTTTGCGCCTTGATGGGCGGGTAATACTTCTCGATCCATTCGTCCCTGTGGTGCAGCCATGCGCGCCTGAGCATGTGCCACGGGAACAAGTAGACGCGCTTGCTCGGCATGAACGCATAGGCCAGATAGTCAATCGCCAAGTCCTTGTCCATCCACCCCGGCGCGCCGGTGGTGCTGACGCTGACGTACTCCAACAGGATGTCGGTGTAGTCTTTGGCGCGCTTCTTTTCGTCCACATACAGCGTGTGGCCGTTGGCGAGTTGGATCACGCGATCCACGCCGCGCCGCTGGTTGTCGTTGCTGCCACCGCAAAGCATGTGGCCTACCATGTTGGGGAACGCCTTGCGGTACACGGCCTCCCAAAACGGCTCGCAGCTTTTTTCCTCGCTCCAGGCTAGACGCTCTCGAAAGTCGTGGGTCGGTGCGTTAATCATTGGCTTGGTTCCCCCAGGCGGCCCAACCCGGACGGGCGTTGCGCGCGAACAATTCTATGCGTGCGTACTCCGGGTACATGCTCTCGATCAGCGCGTAGAACTCGGCAGGCTTCTCACTATGTTCAGTCGAGCGGCGCACCCGCACAACCGACGGCGGGCGGTTCGCCGGTTCCGGCGTCGGTAGGTTGCCGCGCGTGGCAATCAGCAGAAGTTCATGCTGCTGACGGGCATAGTAGCCCATGCCGATCACCTCTTTGTCCCACACCATGCAAGTGCGATAGGTGAAGCCCCAGGCGTCGATCACCTGCATAGACTCGGCCAGCTTGGGTGACGTAGCCCACAGGAATAACACAGCGTCGGGCGCGGCGACCTCGCCCACGGGCAGCGCGCAGATTTGCGCCAAGTCCATCGTGGGGTAGTGGTTCTCAATTTGCCGGTTGTCTGTCCGGCTATGCTCATACCTCCAGGGCGGATCGGCGTAGATCACCGGGTAGCTGGTGACAGCGGCCAACGGCGCATTGCCGCGGGAAATGGCGTTAATCTTCTCTACCCGCTCAACCCGGCGCGCCTCGCGCACCTCTTGCCGTTCCTGTTTGACTTGCGCCTCAGCCGCCACTGGGTCAAGCGTCACTGCCCCACCCGGCACAAAACGCGACGACGGCGGGGTCGGCGTCCGCAAGTCCATGTGTTCGTCGGCGGTCGCATGGTCGCAGTATTCGCACACCCAGGTCGGCGCGTCGTGGTGGGGCGAATACTCCCACTTGGTGTGAGTTTCCCAGCAGTACTTGCAGCGCGCCAGCCCGCCGGTGTACCGGTTCGGCACGTCGGCTTCCTCGTCGTCACAATCCTCGTCGTCAACAAACAGCGCCGGGGCCGGGGCCAGAGGCGCAACGGGCTTGCGCTCAGCCGGGTAGGTCTTGCCATCCGCGCCGGTGACATGGGCAGGTGTTGGATTTCCAACACCTGATTTCGCAACGGCTTTGTGGACTGTAGAAACGTCAACCCCCACCACCTTGCCGATCTGGCGCAGGCTCATGCCGTCGGCGCGCATGGCGCGCATAACCTCTTCGCGCTGCTCTCGGTTCAACTGTCGGCGCATGACATTCAGCCGCCGGGCGTGGTTGCGCTTGGCTTCCTCCGTCATGCCTGTTCGCACCATGCGCGGATAGTCGGGCAGCGTCACGCCCTCGGCGCGCAATTCCTCCCACGCTCGCACCCGGTGGTGGCCGTCAAGAATATTGCCTTGCTCGTCCACTTCCACTGGCACAAGCACCCCATGCTGCGCCACGTCTGCCTTCAGCCCCTCGAACTCTATCGGGGTCAGGGCTGGCATTACCTGATATTTCACCGTGCCTCCTCCGTTATGGCATATCAAAACCACTACGGATATTGTAGCACGGCGTTACGCCTAATCACAAAACCCGTTGTATTTCGTCGCAATACGGGATTGACAGGCGGGGCGGATTGTGGTATTCTGTAATCAGTCACCCGGCACGGAGCCGGGGGCGCACCAGGGGAGAGACACCATGTACGCAATCATGAGCAAGCACAGCGCCGACAGCAGCAGCACGATTCTGGAAACGTCCGTCAGCAAGCGCGACATGCAAAGCGAGTTGAAGGTGTGGCAGAAGGACATGGCGAGCAAGGGCGCGGCGGTGAGCCACCTGAGCGACCGCAACTGGGTGGGCGTGACGTACTGCGGGGCGACGATTGTCCGCTGGATCGAGCGCATCTAACAAACACAGTGGCCGGGACTGCTCGTAACAGTCCCGGCCACCAACACCACGGAGATACCACCATGACTAGTTTAGCACAGCAGTTACTGGACAACGAAACCGAGTTCGAGCAGCGCGGGGCGGCTGCGTACCACGCGGGCCACGGGCGCGCCGTGTGCGTCAACCCGGCCATGCTGCGGGGCTGGCAAGAAGCCGCCGGTGCTGACGCCTACTGGCGCAGCATGATGGCCGAGGCCGACGACCGCAACGAGGATGTGTCGTACCCCAGCGGGTGGGAGGTGTTCGCATGAGCAAGCGCACCGTGTGGTGGACTGTCCCCGGCGTGTATGTCCCCAGCCTCTTGGTGACGGGCTGGTGGGCGTGGGACTTGTGGACGCGGCCGGAGCCGCCGCTTGTCGGGGTGTACATCGGTAGCCGAGAAGCTGCCTACCGCCTGGAAGATTTCTAACACACAACGGGGGGCGCGCATCCAACACGCGCACAGGGGAGAGACATGAGCATGTTTAAGAAGGCCGTCAAGAGTGAAGCCAAGCTGCGCCTCGCCATCGCGGGGCCGTCGGGTAGCGGCAAGACGTTCACCGCGCTAGCCCTGGCGACTGCGTTGGCCCAGGGCGGCCCTGTCGCCGTCGTGGATACCGAGCATGGCAGCGCGGCCAAGTACGCCGACATCTTCCAGTTCGACACGCTGCAGATGGAGCCGCCGTTTCACCCGCGCCGCTTCGTCGAGGCCATCAACGCCGCCGCCGCTGCCGGGTATAAAGTCGTGGTGCTGGACAGCCTGACCCACGCTTGGAACGGTACGGGGGGCATGTTGGACGTGGTGGAGGAAATCGCCAAGCGCATGAAATCGCCCAACAGTTTTGCGGCCTGGAAAGACGCTACGCCGGTGCAGAACGCCCTGATCGACGGCATCCTGCACGCGCCGTTGCATGTGATCGCCACCATGCGCAGCAAGCAGGAGTACGTCCTCCAGGACAACGGACGCGGGCAGCAAGTCCCGCGCAAAGTTGGTATGGCCCCGCAACAGCGTGACGGGTTTGAGTACGAGTTTGACGTGTTTTTGGACATGGACACGTCGAACAATGCTATTGTCAGCAAGACGCGCTGCCCGGAGCTTGCCGAGCGCGTGTTCGCCAAGCCGGGGCGCGACGTGGCGAACATCCTGCTCAAGTGGCTGCAAGGCGCACCCGCCCCGGCCCCGCAGCCGCCCGCGTCAACGGTTGTCAACGGCAACGGCAACGGCGCACAGTTGGAGGCCGACGTTGACCTGTGGCAGGCCGACGCCACCGTCGAGGTCGACAACGAGGAAGCCGCCCGCCGCCGCAAGCGGCTTCACGCGCTGGGCGGCGAAGTCTACGGCGACGAGTGGAACACCAAACGCGCCGAGCTTGTGGCCGCCATCACCGGCGGGCGCACGCGCAGCAGCAGCGACCTGACCGA